TACCACTCTTATTAAAACGCGTGAGTTTGCTGGATTGCGCTTTAGGCAATTTTTTCTCCCTATAGGATTTCGTAAATCGCTTTAAGGATGTTGAGGAAGGCTCAACATATCCTGCACATTCAGGGTCAATGAATGCTGCAAAGATAGAAACTGAAACGCTCGGCGGGCTGTTGCCGGAAGTATCGTTCAGAGTATTCAGCTGGGTAAGCATAAAACTGCAGATATCATAATCTGCGTAGTTGGACAAATCCAACCAAGAAGCAGGATAGAGATAAGGGACATCTATCGTGCAACTGTCTTGCGTAGATGCTGAAAGTACTACAGGTCGACAATTAAGTCTTTGCCATGTAGTAAGATTAGCTTGGTTGCGACATGGAATAATGCCAGCTACCAAGGTGCCTTGGTGGTAAGGTGTAGAATTCAGTCGTACTGATATTCTAACTCCGGCTCGGAAGTAGTCGAAGATTGAAAGGTAATGTGCAATAGTTTCTATCGCAAACAGTTCTTGAGGAAACTGTAAGTTTACGGTAGTAGCAGAACTAGTCCAGTCATAATTCAAGATATTATATGATCTGGAAAGCACTTCCTTGGGCGTATGGTCTGGAAAAGGGTTTGAAATCATGGTCAGTTTTTGTCTGCCAGGTATCTTTTCCATTTCGAGGTTCGCCGATTCCTCAAATTGTAACAAACCAGTGACTTCTTGTATCATTGGTTGTGCCTCTTGTTGTAAAGTTCTATCATCCGAGGTCTTGGATGAACTTTCTTGATTTGCTGAAGCAATCCGGGTGCGTACACTCCTTTGTGAGCGGATCGACTCACTGGGAAACGTAAGGGTGTCTTTGGTCGTATGTATACCGTCGCCGTGGACTTGGCACTTTACAGCGCCAACCATGTTTAAGCCCTGTCGGTGGGCTATTAGTAACAAAAGAAATATTACTAACATTTTTGCAAGCTCTGTATGTACATGGCATGCAAGTCGTCATAGGTAGGAAAGAAAACATTGTTTTCACCTAGATATAACAGGAAGGGATTGATTGTGGCTTTCATTTCATTGAACGTTACACGTCCATGGAAATAAGCCTCTCGAAGAGTGTTGTGACAGTTTTGAGTAAACTGTTCTTTCTCGCAAAGGTCACTGCGAGAATTATACCACAACAAATGTTGCTGCATGTCCTCTAATCGTAAGGGACAAACAACTACTCCATCTTGTCGCCGAAGAAAACGCTTTAAAAAATCAGCGTCATCCATCGATTGCCAAGCACCTATCTTTCCTTTGGAAGAGGAAGTGCAGGTATGGCCAAATAGGAGTTTGATTGTGTTTGAGACATTAATTGGGGAGAGAACCTCCAAC